TGAAGCAGTCCGTAGAACAGTCAAAGCCAAGACCACCCCAGATTTCACCCCTCTGCCAAACGTCAATTTCTGGGGCAAGAAGTAATATTACGTAATCAGTTTACGACATTGGGGCTTATTCTATAATGCTAAGATGCCCCAAAGTAAAGTGGAGAAACTGCATCAGGTCCACAAACGTGCCATTGAGCAGTTTGGGAAAATCCAGACCACCTACAGACCTGAGCGTGAACAATGCTTGGAGGACAGGAGGTTTTGCACCATCCCAGGGGCACAGTGGGAAGGGCCACTGGCTGAGCAGTATGAGAACAAGCCAAAGTTTGAAGTAAACAAGATTCACCTGTCAGTCATCAGGATTATCAATGACTACAGGAATAACAGAATCAGTTGCAATTTCATCCCCAGAAAGGCTGAAGATGATGAGCTTGCTGAGATCTGTGATGGTATGTTCAGGGCAGACCAACATGACTCAGAGGCTCAGGAAGCCTATGACAATGCTTTTGAGGAGGCTGTTCAGGGTGGTTTTGGTGCCTTCAGGCTGAGGGCTGATTATGAGGATGAATATGATGATGAGAATGATAGGCAGAGAATAAAGATTGAGCCAATTTATGATGCAGATATATCAGTTTTCTTTGATATGGATGCTAAAAGACAAGACAAGGCAGATGCCAAGTTTGCCTACTTGGTCACCTCAATGACCCCAGAGGCTTATGAAGAGAAGTTTGATGACAGCCCAACAACTTGGCCTCAGGACATCACCAATGATGATTTTGACTGGTACAGCCCCAATGTGGTGTACGTTGCTGAGTATTATGAGGTTGAGGAAAAGGCTGAGACAAAAGTGTATTATGAAACCATCACTGGTGATGAGGAGTGCTACTGGCTCAAGGATCTGACTGATGAGCAGTTGGCTGAGTTCAGTGATTTGGGTCATGAGGAAACCAGAAGAAGAAAAATCAAGAGAAGGAAGATCCACAAATACATCATGTCTGGTGGTGGTGTTCTTGAGGACTGTGGGTGCATTGCTGGGAAGGAAATCCCTCTAGTCCCTGTTTATGGCAAAAGGTGGTACATTGAGAACATTGAGAGGTGCATGGGGCATGTCAGACTCTCAAAAGACCCACAAAGGCTAAAGAACATGCAACTGTCCAAGTTGGGTGAAATCTCAGCTCTTTCCAGTGTAGAGAAACCCATTCTAACCCCTGAGCAAATTGCAGGGCATCAGAACATGTGGGCTGAGGATAACATTAAAAACTACCCATTCTTGTTGGTGAACCCAGTAACAAATGAAGAAGGGCAGGTTGTGGCCCAAGGTCCAATTGGTTACACAAAACCCTCCTCTATACCTCCTGCCTTGGGTGCCTTGCTTCAGGTCACTGAGGAGGACATGAAGGATATTCTTGGCAGATATGAGCAAGGTGAGGAGTTGAAGACACACCTATCTGGTGCTGCTGTTGAGATGGTTCACGCAAGGCTTGATATGCAGACCTATATCTATATGAGCAACTTTGCCAAGGCACTGAGAAGGTGTGGTGAAATCTGGCTCTCTATGGCCAAAGACATCTATATTGATGATGAGAGAGATGTGAAGGTCATGCCTGAGTCTGGGCCAGCTTCAACCCAGAAAATTCAGGTCAAGAAGGTTGGTCAGAATGGTGAGATCATGGTTGCAAACAACCTGTCTGAGTCAACCTTTGATGTCAATGTTGATATTGGCCCATCAAGCAACTCAAGAAGAGATGCCATTGTGAGGCAAACCACAGCCATGATGCAGTACACTGCTGACCCAATTGACCAACAGGTTCTGAGTGCCATGGCTATGATGAACATGGAGGGTGAAGGAATGGCTGATACCAGAGAATATTTTAGGAAGAAATTGGTGAAAATGGGTGTGGTTAAGCCAACTGACAGGGACATTGAAGAGATGCAACTAAACCCTGACCAACCAAGCCCAAATGACCAATATCTGATGGCTGAAGCCCAAAGAGCAGAGGCTGAAGCAGCTAAGAATAGGGCTGATACTGTTGAGACTATTGCCAATGCTGAACTGAAGAAGGCTCAGGCTCAGAAGTTGATGTTTGAGATGCAGTCTGAGGGCATGAAGAGTGGTGAAGAACCAAAAACATACAAGGAAGAGGAGTTACTTTTGAAGGCTAAAATTGAGGCTGAAAACCTTGCTTTCAGAAGGGAAGAACTTGAACTGAGGAAGGAAGAACTGGAGTTTAGGAAGGCTGAAATGAAGGCCAATAAAGGAGAATCAAATGAGTAGTGATCTGAAAGCATTTACACCTCTTGGTGATACTGTTGTCTTGGTTGCAAACACAACTGCACCAACTGGTATTCAGGCACCAACAAACAATGCCAATGACAAGAGGAGTGTTGGGGCATACAGAGTATTTAACTCTGGTTCTGAAACTGTTTATATCTCATTTGCACCAACTGCTGCACAGGCAACAACTGAGGCTGTCATCCCCACTGCTGGCAATGCTCAGGCTGTTATACCTGTTTCTGCTGGTGCAACTGAAGTGCTGAGACTTGGTGATGACCCATTCTTTTCTGGCATAACTTCCACTGGTGCTGCAACTGTATTTGTGACACCTGGAAAAGGTATCTGACATGGCAGTCAAGTCACAGGTCATCTCCTACTCCAACATCATTGGTGATCCTACTGATGATGACACTTTGGGCACAGTGCTATCCAACCTTCAGGATAATGAGCTTCTAAGTAATCTCAGAGCAGGCATTGATGGTGCATGGGCAGTTTGGGATATCCAAGCTGGTGCTGGTGATGTTTTCACTGATGAAACTGGAATTGGCACATCAACACTGACCTATGTAGGAGCTGGTGACTATTATGACACATCAATCAGTGATGGTGCAATCACCTCAGTGGCTTTCACTGCTGCATCAGCACCAACATATATCAGATTGGTGGCCTTGCATGATCCACAAGTTGCTGTGACATTGAATACTGACATTATTTTTGCAGTTTCAAGGGATAATGGCACCACATGGACAAATGCAACCATGACCAATGACATCACAATTCTGACAAGCCTTGATGTTTTGATCAGTGGTGACATTGATGTGTCTGCTCAACCTTCTGGCACAAGTATCAAGGTGAGGGCCACAACTGCAAACACAAAACTACAGAGAGTCAATGGTTGGGCCTTGTGCTGGAGATAACCAATGACAGTAAGAGCTAGGCAACCTTCCTATGATTTGATGTCAGGGTCACCAACTGTGGACAATGCAGTTGGTGAAATCACAAACAATCTCAATGACAACATTGTTCTAAGAGAGTTTAGGGCTGCCATTGATAATGGATGGTCAGTTTTTGACATGATTTCAGGGTTTGGTGATGAGTTCCATGATGAGACTGGAATTGAAACAAGCAATCTTACATATGACAGTGCTGGTGATTATTATAGCAATGCTGCATCTGGCAGTCATACATTACTAATACAATCAGGTGGTGATTCAAATGGGTCTACAACATTCACTGATTCAACAGGCACACACACTGTTACAGGGTATGGTGATGCACAGCATTCAACTGCACAGTCCAATTTTGGCACAAGCTCAATATATCTAGACGGCACTGGGGACTATCTGGACATTGCAGATAGTTCAGATTGGGATTTTTCAAATGGTGCCTTCACAATTGAGGCTTTTATTTACATAACAGATTTGACCAGTATCAACACAATTGTTGGCAGATATGGGTCTGCTGGTAATAGGGCTTTTAATTTTTCAATATTAAATAGCGGGATCATCAGATTTAACTATTCAGTTGATGGTTCAAATGGGATTCAGATTGAATCAGCATCAGGGGAAATACTTGTCAATACTTGGTATCATGTTGCAGTTTCACATGATGGATCAAACACAAGATTGTACAAGGATGGCATCAGAAAAAAGACAACAGCTAGGACAGATACAATATTTAATTCATCTGAAAAGCTGTATATTGGTAGAAGGCCAAATGGATCTTTCCCATTTTTTGGGTATCTTGAGGAAATATCAATTTTGAAGGGAACCGCAAGATATACTGCTGATGATGAATCAAGCAATATACCATCATCACCATATACAATATCAATTGCAAATGACTCAATAATTTCAATTGATAAAACCGCAA